ACACCAGACTGTCGTCTGAATATCTTACCGGGGAATATATCCATGTTTTGACCGGGGACTAAGCTTGCTTCGTCTACATCAAATACAAGATTACCTGCTAATGCTAAGTTATCAATAGCCATACGATAGTGACCATTCATTAACTTCTGTGAGTACTCCATGTTTTCTGCAACACCAACACCCCATATTTGATATGGATCTATCTCGAATGGGAAAGCTTGGAAAGGTATTCTTGCAGGTGTAAATGGATTTGCAACACACCTAATAACCATACCACCACACACCCAAACGTTGACTTGTAACTGATCAAACTCTGACATCTCGTTAGCGTTTTCCATACCAACTTCGCCTGCATACTTCTTATCTATGACACCCCAATACTCAAGAACCTCATATCTGTTTTCTTGGTAGTAAGGTTCAGTGTCATCTTCACGAATAGTATCTTCGTAATATTTATCTTCGTAGTTAGGGCCTTTTGCAAGACACTCTTCTATAGCTGTCGCATCAAAGTAAGGTCGTTTAATAAGACCACGAAGTTGCTGTCTGTTCATACGATGTCGCTGTATGACATATTCACAGTCTTCTATACTTGTTGCAGATGGATCAGGATGAAAGTCCCACAATGATACATACTCAATACGTGGCATTGTTTTTTCGTAAGGACTGTAAACTTTTTGTCCACTGTCAGGATCTATCTGCCAGTTATGCACACGCTTGTAAAAGTTAAGTGGGCCTTTGACTATTCCTGTACCGAGTAGTGCTGATTCAAATATGGCTTTACGAAAAACATTGACAGCATTGCTATCCATGAGTTGATCGTGAATACACTTCTCCATACTCATTGCCATCTTTTGTGCAGGTTTAAGTTGAGGTTCACCCAATCGTGCAGGACCTGCAGCTAACATATCAGGAAACTCATTACCATATGTCCCTAGCTTGTGAGGTTCACGAGCCTGCATAGCTCCGGGGGGTAAGTCTCTTCCATCTCCCTCAAATCCATATGGATCAAGAGGTTGTTCATTAGCTTGATCAAGTGGTGTTTTCATGTGAGCAAACTCTTCTATACCTTCAGGTATTGGAGTAGGCTCAACAACAAGAGGAAACTTTTTGTTGCTAAACAATATGTCCACGATCTGTCCATACGCTGCAAGAACTTTAGTTTTAGTTATCTTAATAAATACTTTAGATCTTTCGGAGTCACGATACTGTGTTGTAGAATCGTAAATACCTTTAAAGTTTTTATAAGACTGTAACCACTTTAGTTCGTGAGTGCGTCTACCGTTTTCTGCATCTTCAAATTTACTTTTGACATACCCTGCCAATCCGGGCATTTGATCTTCTGGATTGTTTACAGGTATAGGGGTATCGTCATCAGGTTGAAGAAAACTTTCATCAGCCATTATTTATCCTTGATTAGAAGTAGTTTCTATCGTCAGCCATATTAAATAAAGAAGCTTCTACTGTTGGTTTAGTTTGCTTCTTTGGCATGTCTTGAGTTAATACATCTGGGTTAGTCTCAGTTGTAAACTCTAAACCTTCTCTGTACAGTTTGTCAGAACCCATTGCATCATCAACTGATGTTTTATCTGATCCCATAATATAAGCTGCACCTTGATTAAGATTTCCTGCTGCCATTTTTATCTCCCTATTTGGTTTTGGTTTATAAATCCCTGATCTTCAGGGGGTGTAACTGATGTGTTGCGTTGAACTCTATCAGCTAATCTCTGTTTTCTTAATACATTCATTCTTTGTTGTTTTTCTGTGTCAAGACCTATTGCTTTTGGTAATCCTTCTTCTCGTGCCTTTCTTGCAAATGCACCTGCCATGTCTGCATCAGAAGCTGATATAGGAAAGAACTCACTGGCCGCATAACCTAAAGCTTCTGCAGTTGATGCACCTGCATCTGATTTTTCTGCGTATACAATACCTGCTGCAACAATAGGTATTTTTTTACCTATAGTTATCCCAAATTTAGATAACTTATCTATCAAACCTTTTGATGGTTCACCTTGAACAGTAGGAGTAACTGTTGTTTGTTTAGCTACAGGTGCATCAAAGTAATTTGAATAACCCTCTGTTTGACTTGTTATTCTAGGGACTTTGCCTGATAAATCATATCCGTATTTTTGAGCAACAGGTGCAAACGTAGCTGAAATTTTATTTGCATTTTGAGCATCTATACCTTGTGGATCAATAGCACCCGGAAAATCAGTTTGATAACTGACTAATTCACCTGTAGCTCCTTTTGCGACCCCTGATAAACTTCTTCCTTCAAGATATGCTACTTGAGTATCTGGTATGCCTGCTATTTGTCCTAACTTCGCATGAATATTTCTAAACAAAGACGATCCAGTTTTTCCGGGTGCATCTTTATCTAGAGGAGCTAAAGTGTTAAAATACTTTCTTGTCTTTTGATCATAAAGTATATTAGGGACTTTTACTCTTTTAAGCAAAGCTGTCATGTCCCCTGATGTAACAAGTTTACCGTTAGGCTTTACAAAAAAATGTTTTACACCATCAACTTCTTTTACTTTATTATTTTTAATTCTATCTTGAAGTATTGAATCAGCTAACGCACTTAACGGTATGCTTACACTTTTACCTTTAGCACCTTTTGCTTCAGACGGAATATACAAAGATCCACTTTCAGGAAAGTAATCTCCCACCTGTAATCCTGCTGCAGCGTTTGGTCTAAGTCCATTTTGAATATTAAATAAAGCTGCATCAGCCACAGCTTCTAAAGCAGGATCTTTTTTAAACTCTGCTATCTGTGAAAACAAATCTTGTAAAACTTTAGGATTAGGATTAACAGATACTAACGCTTTAGCTTTAGCAGGTTCTTCCATTCCGAATATTTTTAAATTTCTAGCAGTAGATGTTTCTTTATCTGGTAAAAACTCGTATAGCTTATCCGTAGAGGGTATAATGCTTTTTAAAGATAGACCAACTTGACGAAGATTTTGCATCGGCTGTTTAAGTGCCGTGCCTTCAGGAGCTTTAGCAAGTGTCTTAGCCAGTAGGGTTTTGCCTTCTTTATCAGGCATAAATATTTTTAAAGCTGATCCTTTTTGATCAGCGATACCCTTAAACAACTTTACACCTTCTGTAACAAACGCTTTACCTCTTTTTTGTCTGTTAGCGTAGTCTGTTAAAACTTCTCTAAGTGTTGAGTCTCTTGTTATCTCTGCCATCTATCAATACCCAAATGTTTGATCATGGACTTGGTAGACCTGATTTTTGATGCCATTAAGCGTTTTATGAATGGACACATATCCTGTCATCCTTGTCATAAGCATATATCGTAACGCATCGTATGCGTGATCTTCTGCCTTTGTATCTACATCTTCTGCGTTGGTTTTACTTAATGGTATACCTGAAAGTTGTTTTATTAAGTTAACGCAGTTTGGAAATATTCTTAT